GCTGGATAAACCTTTTCCCACCTCCTTCTTTACGTATCTCTCATCATTCTTCTGTACCAGGTGTGCAAGTCCATCCTGATCCAGGTACTTCTTTTCTGCAGCGATCACTGCTGCTTCTGTTGCTTTTTTTCTTGGCATTTTCACTCTGCTCCTTTCATAATCTCGTCAATCTCCGAATTGGTGATCGACTCTATCTCCACAGTCCCGCCGCTGTTTGACAGATTTACGGAACTGATTGTATCCTTACCAGACAAAAGCTGCAGTTGATTCCCCTCTAACTGCAGCCCGTCTCCTTTTTGCTTTAACCGCTCCACGATCTGTTCCAGTGCATGTTTATCCGCTGGGGCCTCATAATCTTCTGGCTTTTTTCGTGCTTTTACACTTAACCGAATTTCAAATATGGTCTTTCCTTCTCCCGGAATAGTCTTATATACATATGCCTGGATTGTTCCACTTCTTTTCAGTAATTCATTTGGAATGTCGACTGTGATGTCACCGTCTTCCACTTTCCCAAGTACCACCAATGCACCATTCGTACATTTGTCAGTGAAATGTACTTGTATTTGTTCTTCTTCTACTTCCATTCCGCAGATCTGTAAAACCTGTCCGTAATCCCATTGTGTAAGTTTTCCATCGATATCCACACGCCTGGAACATTCATCAAATACTGCAATTATCATTCTTATGCGCCTCCTCCAAGCGAATCGATATCCGAATTCGGAATCCCCTCTATCCCTGTTACTTCTCCGGAATCACCCCGGGGAATTTCGAAATCAAATACCGCCTCTGTTTCTGTACCCGAATTTTCAACAGACGCCTCTGTTCCTGCCTCCCCGGTCGTAGTAGTTCCGATCCGTATTGTTGCTGCTTTTCCTGCCGGTCCTTCCGGACCCTGAATACGTCCTACATTTTTCCACTGGCCAGATACGTTGTCCCATACATATAGATTTCCATCTACCAGATAGGATTCACCCGCATTTCCTGTTGGATGTTCTCTGTTCAATTCCTCTTCTGTTTTATAGGAGCCCAGTATAGTAACACCCGTTCCATCTTTCCCAGGCTCCCCCTGAATCCCCTTTTCTCCTCTTGGACCAGGATCTCCTTTCTCTCCTTTAGCCCCTGTTGCACCGGATAAATCTACCATGTACTCATATCCAGTTGCGCCCTTTCTATAAACCTTGGCATTATCTGCATCATCCGGGTTACCGGTACTTATCATCACAATCGCATTTTCCGGAAGACCATCGGTTTCAAATCCTGCATTCATCTGTCCTACAGAGGCATAAATCTTTTGCACGTTTAAAGCAATGCTTCCACTTTCTATGGTTCCTGACTGCAGAGAATCAATTTCAATCGTTGTAATTTCAATCGGATCATACTTCTCCAAACGATTTAGTATATCTACGAGCGCCTGATATTCATTAGTTGACTGTATTTCGGATACAGCCACTAAGTTTTCTCTGACCTCCATCTTCACTTTGAATGATGTGACAGCATTGCTACCATCAATCAAATGTAGCTGGCATTCCGTATTTCCCACTTCTGCAACCATTTGCGGCGTCAAACTGAACAGGACGCAATAATTGCTTATCACGGTTCCTTCTGTGTAAGTTTCTGATCCGCTTGGTTTCTTACAATAAATCCTGGCCTTACTGATTGTCTTTGCCATTCCGGAAATCATACAGCGCAGAAGTCTGCCCGAATCGTACTGTACTGCATAGATTGTTTGCATAATTCCCGGGTTTCTCGCGTCAATGTATAAAGTTGTCGTTGTTTCCATATCACACCTTCTTTCTTATCCTGGTATCCACCTAACGAGGTAAACGTCTCCCGGCAACACACCTCCACCGCTTTTGTATCGCAGCACACAGTCCCACGGATAGTTATAGTATCCGGTTGTCCAAATTTCCTCTCCTGTCTGATCACCAGTCTGGCCGCCGGTTGTTCCGCCAAATTCATTTTGGCTGGCCTGCACAACCTGTCCATTTCCAATTCCCATTGCAGTATGGTTTACGATGTTCAGAAGGATATCCCCTCTTTGTACACCGGATCCTGTTGCCAGATTTATCTGCCCTGTCACATCCGTAAAACCGCAATTCAAAAATATTTCCCGCATATTGCCGGTGTAGGTTGCCCCATTGCTTTTTACCGGAACCCCGGCATTTTCCCACGCCTGAATCAATAACGAGGAGCAATCGTAATCCGGTCCCCAGCGGTTTGTCTGATCATATCCGTGGCTATTATCATTTGCAATTTGAATCGCCCAGTTTACCGCAGCTTCTATTTTTTCAGATCCTCCTGCATATTGACTCAGGTAGTTGTACCAATATCTTGCCTGCTGCCGCCTCTCGGCTTCCACTTCTACGCCTGCACGTTCAAAGTTTTTCAAAAATGCAGATGCCAGATATTCCGGTGATTCTCCGCTGACCTTAAACTGATCAAACGACAGCGGATATGCATCGGTTGCAATCCACTGACCAAAAGAAACTGTAACAGAATCTATCCACGTAAGCTGACCGTTTGGATCCGTAATCCCATATCCGTTCGCACCTGCCCAGTTTGTATAATTTGTTGCCGGTGTCCACTGTACCAGTCCAAAGCCTCCACTATAGTTTCCCTCCTGCAGGCTTTGCCAGATTCCGGGATTGATGTTCGATTCACTTTGCATGTTGCCGCATATCCCAGCAATAGCATTCAGCGACCATCCTTTTTGTTCAAAAAAACTTAGTACTTCTCTTGCATTCCCCTGCATCTGCTCTGTGGTCAGATAAAAGTTTCCTATCGTCCATGACATCAGAAATCACCTTCTTTCGTGATTCCGCCCACAAGAAATCCTTTTTCAAACCTTAGATTTGTCCCATTCGAAAAAACTGCAGTTCCAGTCTTTCCATAAACTCCTGGTCCAACGTTTTCCGCATCTAACAGAACTGCATCCTTCGTGATCCTTAGTAAGTTTTTGCTGTCTTCTTTGTTTCCATCGGTGAATAACAATGCATTTCCAACATACGTCATACAAAGAACGCCCTCATCATTTTTGTTTGAAAATAATATTGTTCCGTCCTTTATTGTCACACGCCGATTATCGTTCAAAGAATCGCAGATATATTTCCCTTCTGCGTAAATTCCATCTTTATCCAGTCGGACTATTTCTTTCCCGCTTGCATCCAGCACCCTTGCAACGCCACTATTATTGTCAAGTCCTCCGATTTCCAAAGTTCCACCTCTGATCCGATCAGCCAGCATTGTTCCTGCTGTGATAAAATCAGCAAAGAATCCCTGTCCTGTTCCAAAGGTGGACCAGTCCCAGTCTCTTCCATCTGCAGTTCTTTTGCTGGCAATCTCGAACCCCATTGTACCAAGGCACATTGCCCCAAACGTTTCCGACTCCGGATTCAAATCTTCAAATAAAACAGCGCGTACTTTCTGTTTTTGTGCGATGTCGGACTGTGCCCGAAACTGTGCTTTCACTCCGTTTATGATGCCGTTTACCTGTGCTCCTATCACAGTGCCATCCGGCCGGATTGCACTTTCTATCCGATTTGACATACTTGATACATCCGTAATGAAATTGTATTGAAAGTCTCCCAACACAACAGATGCAACCTCTTCATTGATACAATCCCATTCCAGTTCTATGACACGTGCATCTGTTACAATATCCAGTTTGCTGTGACGACAATGTACTGTGTCTCCGATAGAAACTTCTTCCAGTTCCCGGATATCCGCGTACAATTCCGTATCATGCAGCATAACCATATCAGCGGATATCGTAACCTTCGGCTTGTCAATTCCAGCTTCAAACTGTTCCTCGCATTTTTCTTTTAACGCATTGTTCAGTTCTTCCTGTGTATTGCAGATCACGATTCCGTTCTCTTCGTCATCTTCCGCAGCATCGGCCTTCATCTTCACATCTTCAAATGTGATCACTCCGTATTTTATTGTTGGATATTTATCAATCAGTGGTGAGTCCACCCACGGTTCATTCCCCTCTATCATGTATCCGTTATATGCCTTTGGTACAATCCTTGTAATGACCTCGCTGGTATCAATCTCTTCCTGCAGCCCGTTTTCCGCAATATTTTTTCCATATAAAACCTGCACCCCATGATCGATTCCAACTCGGTCATTGACGGTGATCGTATAATTATCAAAAAGAACCTCACCGCCCCATCTGTTCAGGAAGGAGTTCTCCTCTTCTCCGCAGATTGCTTCGATCAGGTTCTTTGTCTGGTAATATGCTGTTGATATTATTTTGATATTAGATTTTCCACTGTACTTTTTATTTGGTGCGGTCATGATGTCCAGTGCCTGCTGCCCGTTTTTTTCCGTTGGACGTATATCCAACAGAAAACAATCATCAATCGCATCCATAAAAACCGGTTCCAGTTCTGCACTCACGCCAGCATCTGATTTTGCTTTCTTTTTGATCCGAAATAACTGTGTTCCATTGAATGACTCCAGTTTTACGACTGCGTCCTCTTCTATCCACTTCCAACGGCCCTCTTCATCGATCGGGTGCTGAATCTCCGCTTTCCAACTTCCGTTTAGTATTGCTTTTACAGAAGCGCTCTCCGGAAGTAATGGCATATCGCCGTTATGTTCATAATCCGTATTTTCTGGTTTATAAAGTTCTATCCTTATAAGCACCTCCAGTTCGGAATCACTTTCAGATCAAATCCTCTTGAGATATACACGGTATTCTCTCCCGGTAAAAGATGCAGTTCTGCATAATCTCCATACACAGATGTGTTCATCAATTTTCCATCTTTTCTGTATGCCATCAGCCTGTCTGTATCAATCACCAGATTCTGGCCAACATTCGCTTTCATTTGACTTCCGTTTACCTGCAGGATGCACTCACCTTCACCTGTGATCAAATAGACTGGTCTTGATCTGTCATATGGATTGTAAAACACCTCTTCGGGTGTATATTCTGCTTTTCCATCTGTTCGATATCGGTATCCCTCACACGTAAATTCTACCTCAAACTCTCCGACCTCTTTTACTTGCCGTTCTGCCGCATTGATCTTAGTATGTTTTACATGATAGAAGTACTCCAGTTCATCGCTTAAAATCAGTTCTGTATCATCTTTTCTCATGAGCCATCTTCTCGCAGTCCGAAATCGCTCCTGCCACCTTTGAGGATTTTCTGCAAATGTAAATGGAACTGTGATTGTAATGTCGCTCACAGTTCCATCTTCTTTGAATATGCTCCCATCTCTTCCCGGTATGTTCAATTCCGTATAGTTATACTCTGCCGAAGGGATAGACGGTCTTTCTCGTACAAGTATTCCCATTTCTGTATTTGTATGGCCGTTTCTGATAATTTCATACATTTACCGTCTCCCCTTTCCTCTTTTTGTGTGATGTACTTGAGATGTAAATCCTTTTTTGGCTGTTTCTACAATATAAGAATCAAGCTTTTGATTTCCAATTTGCACACCGACATTATTGTTCAAAACAATGTTAGTCTGTGTAGCACTTGCCAGAGCTGGAGTTCCTCCGTACATACTCTCACTCATCGTCTTGGCAACTCTTTTTACCGCATTGGAAACCTTGTACACATTCTCATTGATTCCTTTTACCATTCCATCGATAAAATCCGGCATCCATGTTTCATAATCTCTCAAAGGTCCTTCATCCGGTCTTGAAAAGTGTAAAAAGGATCGAATCTTATCTCCGATTCCTTTCACTGCATCCACAATCCCGCGGACTCCGGATAATATCCCTTCTTTCAATCCATTGATAAAATCCGCTCCCCATTCCCAGGCATTATCGATCCACCCGGAAATTGTGGATCCAATTTTTTCGAAAATATCACTTACAATTTTCGGAAGTTCCCGGATTGCATTTTTAATTCCATCTCGTAATGCTTCAAACCCACTGATCGCAGTTTCTTTTACCAGAGATACCAATGTGGATACCACATTTTTAATTTCATTCCAAATATTTGATGTAATCTCCTTGATGGAATCCCAAATATTCGCAACTGCATTTTTGATATTATTTAAAATATTCTCCAGATCCGATTTTAATTTTTCAAAATCTCCAGTCACCAGATCAATCATCAATAGTACTGGTGCAAGTGTAGCGTTTTTGATGAATTCCCATGCATTTTGTGCAAGTTGCTTAATTCCGTTCCAGATCCCATTTAAATTCTCTTTTAATTTCGTAAAAGAATCTGTAATGGTTGTTACGATTGTTCTTATCGTTGGATTGGCAAGCAATGACGATAACATCTCATTCCATGCATTGGGAATCGTTTCTGTAAAAAATTCTACAATTCCATCCCATGCTGCAAAAAATCCATCCCTGATTGCCTTTAAAATTCTGTTCACGCCTTCTCGAAACCATTCGCATTTATTATACAAAGTAACCAGCGCCGCTATAATTGCTGTAATAACCGCAATTACAGGATGTGCCGTTATCATTCCAAGTAGTCCGGTCACCGCTGTTTTAATTCCGCCGACCAACTTTGTCGCAACTCCTCCGTTTCCAGACAACTTCGACAGTGCTCCTGCCACCGCAGATATCCCGAGTGATATCTGGCCGATTACCATCAGTAGTGGTCCTAATGCTGCAACCAGAATTCCGACTACTACAATCACCTGTTGCACGCCTTCCGGTAGTGCTGAAAATTTATTGACAAGTGCGGTAATAAGTTCTGCTACCTTCTGGACAATTGGTGCCAGTGTATCTCCGATCTGAATCGCTGCGGTTTCCAGAGATCCTTTTAATTCCTCGATTGCTCTTGATCCATCACTCATCTGAGAATTGGCCAGCCTTTGTGCTGCTTCCTGATCATTTGCCGCATTGATATATTTCTGAATCCCTTCAGTCCCGCTATCCATCATCACAGTAGCGGCTCGCATTGCATCGGATCCGAAGATTGTCGATAACGCCGCATCTCTGGATGCCGAATCCAAACCTCCAAGTTTATTCTGCAACTCCTCAGCAATCTCTGAAGCTCCAAGGAGATCCCCATTGGAATCTCTTGTCTGTATTCCAAGCTGTTCAATCATTGTTGCAGCGCTATCTGTTGGTGCCGCCAGCCTCTGGAGCATGGTTTTTAAAGATGTTCCCGCATCGCTTCCCTCAATTCCCGCATCTGCAAAACGAGCCAAAACCGCTGTTGTTTCCTGTATAGACCATCCAGCGTTTTTTGCTCCAGCAGAACACTGTGCCAGTGCCTGTGTGAGAGGTTCTACATCCGTAGAAGATGCAGCTGCTGCCCCGGCCAAAGCGTTTGCCGCTTCTGCAGACTCATTTGCAGACAGACCAAACGCTCCCATTGCCTGTACGACAACATTTGCTGCCTCTCCAAGATCCATCCCGGAAGATGCCGCAAGGTCCATTGTAGTTTTTAATGCCCCTGCTTTAATGTCGGCTTCTGTCAAACCACCTTTTGCCAGTTCTGTGATCGCATTCCCTGCATCTGTTGCGGAAAAGACGGTATCCTGTCCGGTCTGGATTGCAAGCTGTCTTAGATCTTCCATTTCAGACATGGGCTTATCAAGTGCTCCCGCCGCCTGACTCATTGCATCGTTGAAATTATTTGCCATAACAGTGGATGCAGCCCCTACACCGGTCAGTGCCCCCGTTACTGGCAGCAAGGATTGTCCGACTCCTTTGACCTTATTTCCAAACTCTCCGGATACCGCAGATACTTTTGCAAGATTCGCACTTGCACTTCCTGTAGTCTCTTTTAGTGATTTCAGTTTCTGTTCTGTCTCAACAATCTCTCTTTGAAGAGAATCGAATCCTTCTGGACTGATCGGCTGTCCAAATTCATCATCTACTTGCTTTTTCTGTGCTTTCAGTTCTTTCAGTTTATCAGACGATTGGTCTACCTCTGTCTGCAGTTTTTTGTACTCTTCCGTATCAATCTGACCACTTTCTTCCATAGACTTCATGCTCTTTTTGAGCTTGTCCATTTTTTCGTTGGTCTTTACAATCTCCTCTTGAATCGGAGTATACGCCTCTTTCCAAGCATCATAATTTCCGGCGGTTTTTGCTGCCTGTTCGCTTGCCTGTTTTAAAGTTTCCAGCCTGTTTTTTGTTTCACTGATCGACTGTTGCAGCAACTTCTGCTTCTGATTCAGCAATTCCGTATTCGTGGGATCCAGCTTCAGCAATTTATTGACATCTTTTAATGACTGTTCTACACCGTATAGTTTTTTGTCAACACCGGACAGTGCCTTTTCCAACTTGGAAGTATCGCCGCCAATCTCTATGGTAATGCCTTTTATTCTGCTCCCTGCCCTTACATCCCTCCTTTACAGTGCATCAATATCCGCCTGTGTTGCAATTTTCGGATAATCATACTCATCATTCTTCATTTCGATAAACATATCGTTGATCATTCCAATGCTTAACAGGTCTAAATCAGAAATAGAAATACCGCATTGTGCACATCGAAGCATAAACAATGCGGTATTGACCTCACGGTCTATTTCCCTCTCTTTTTTTTTGGAACTGACATCTGTTTATTTTCTGATTTCCACATTTCCATGATTTCCGGCAGAATCTCATAGATATCAAATGTCTCGAACTGATCCAACCACTCGTTGATATCGTCCGGCTGGTCAGGATCGCCATGTTTATGCATCAGAAACGCAATGTTTTCAAACATTTCCAGTGATTCGATCGGGATTCCGCTTTCAAACTTACTTTCATCAAATTCTGTACCTTCTTTTGCGCATTTTTTCTGCATCTCGTCTTTGAGTTTTTCCTGGATCTTGATCTGCTTTTCAATTTTCTGCATATCTACAAAAATATCTCTCCCAAATTTCAGTCGATAAATCCGTGGGATTGCGGCAGAACTTTTGAATTTATATTCTGTTCCATTGATTGTGATCGTCTTTCTCATCCTGTTCTCCTTTTATGCTGCAACTTCCTGATCTGGAATGTACACCTTATCAAACCATTTTTCGTATAAGTCATCTGTTGTATCTGCTGTTGTCTTTGCCCGAACTGCCATTTTCTTAGCTGTTCCAAGCTGTACAGCGGATGCAGAAACTGTGACAGTGTCAGTTGTAGGTTCAATCGCGTCCTCTGTTGTGCTGGATTCTGTTGTAGGACGTGTAGAGGTACAGCAATAGAACCAGAACCGTGTTCCCCTCACATCGCCGTCAATTTCAAATCCCAGCGCAAACCGTTTTACTTTTGCAGTCGCTTCTTCCAGCATGACTTTGTTCTTGTCAATGTATTCACTTAAAATCTTTTCCCGGAACTCATCCGTGATCAGCGCCATTTCCCAGTCTCCCTCATATCCGCTATTGGAAGAAGAAACATAATACTTGATTCCATCCGCATAAAACGGTGTCAGTTCTCCCTGTGCTTCCAGTGAAAGCGATACGGAGCCAGGTACCGCAAACGGTGTGTCAAATGTAATTTCTCCCGTCTCACTCTCCTGCAAAAGCGCAACATGCGCATTATGGATATTGAATTTGACTTTATCCTTTTTTGTTGCCTGTCTTTTTTCCCTTACTTAGCCCTCCACTTCATATAATACTTCATACATATTTTCTGATTTAATATACTGTTCACTTTTCTGCCAGAAGAGATCTGCTGCATCAAGTGCCGCTTCTACACGTTCCTCCAGTTCAAAGTCCTTTTCATCTGTGTACAGTTCAATATCAACTTTGTCTGATTTAAAATATACCTTCCCATCTGCGGAAAAATTTCTCGTTTCCGGAATCAACCAGCAAATAAAAGGAGGATTCACCGCCTCACGTTCTTCGAAATGATGATACCGATATTCAATTTCCAGTACATCCAGAATTGCTTCTATCCTCTCCTTTGTCATAAATATCGTTCTGTCCTTTCCTGTAGAATTTCCTTTGCGTGCTTTTCTGCAATTTTGATATGCGGGATCCCGTCCACTCTTCCACCATTCCTCTTTGCGTGTCCTTTTTCCAGCAAATGTGTAAGCCGGTATTCCGGCTTTTGGGAATATACCACCATATCATAGCGGTGCCTTCCACTCAAATTTTCGTCTCGTTTATAGCTCCAGTGCTTTGCATATTCACCGGTATCTCCTTCCGGTGATATGGAACGTAATTCCGCAGCTGTCTGCTTCGCCGTCTCTTTCACTGCTTTTTCCACTGCTTCCTGTACATCCTCACGATACGCATCTAACTCCTGCATGACTTCGATTGCGAACTGATCAATATTAATTTTCGGCATGGTTTCTCACATCCTCATAAGTCGTTACTACTCTTTCCAGAGAAAGCAGTAAACAAGGTGGCGCTGCATCATATTTATTCTGGATCTGTATGATCTTGTACTGCTTTTCTCCGATTATGCAGATGTCCATCGTAGAAATGTCTTCTACTGGCAGAATTGCAACTACTTCGTCAATCTGATTGGATAATACCTTTGCCTCATAGAACCGTTTGATTCCAACTGTACGAAATCCGAATCGAATTCCAGCTTGCCTGGTCTCTACAATCTTCCGGCCTTTTACGCTACATATATCCAGTGATCCATCGTTAAATGTGGTAAACTTTGTATCCTTACGTCTCGGCATTGCATCCACCCGCTTTTCTTCGAAAACTGCGCATCTGCAGTGATATGATTTCTGATTTATAATTTTGAATAAACTCATCTACCTGACCGGCTCTTGCATACATGCAGTAATTTAAGAGCAGCTCTTTTTCTTGTGTTTCGCTTTCAAAATCACAAAATCCTATTTTGCCCTCAAGGTACGCTTTTCCTCTCTCTACGATACCAGAGAGCTTTTTACGCTCCCTGATATCCATATCCCATGTAATATCCAGAAAATTCTTCACATCTTCTAACAGATCGCTCATGATTATGCCTCATTCTTTGTTACAGTCACCTGATATGTCTTGGTTGTCTTTCCATCTGTCACTTTTGCTTTTACTACATTTCCTGCGCCGGAAGCCCATGTAACTCTGCTGCCGTTTGCAATCGGTTTATCATTGTAGGTCAATTCCAGTTCTGCAGTGCTGTCTGCGATTACCGCCTGCACCGTGTTTGATGCGTCTGTTGTTGTCAAAGTATATGTCAATGTTCCTTCTGCGAACTCCGGTGTCAGTGTATGTCCCCCTACCTTGAAATCTGCAAGATTTGCATTTTCCACATTTTCTACACTTGGAACAACTTCCACTTCATAATGTGCTGGCTGCAGATCACTGATGTCCAAAAGCATGAAGGCATTATCATCTACTGCAAATCCATGACCATACATTTTGATCAGGTAAACCCTTTCATCTTCCAGGAATCTGTAATCATCTGAATACAGGATTCTTCCGTTATTTTCGATTCCAGATCCCATGAAGTAAAGCTTTGCCATACCAAATACAGCCTTTCCGACTCCTACCGCCGGAGACTGGATCACATCGATCGGGAATGGTAGTGTACTTACATATCCACCGCCCGGCGCTGGTCTCTGTGTTGCCGGAAGGACTTTGCTGAAATAATCTGACGGATTTACCACCAGAATCAGTGTGTCTACGGTTCTTGCCTGTCCTTTTTCATTGATTGCCAGAACAGCCGCCAGTTTTCCAAGCTGCACATCATTAAACTTTGTAACCTTTACTGCTTTTTTATCCGGATATACTCCACCCTTGATCGTAACAGAGTCTCCCACCTGTTTTGTCATACCGATTGGCATGTCTTTTCCAGTTCCATTAATGATGCCGTCTTCCAATCCATTTGCAAGCGCTTCATACAGGACCTGTCTCACATAAGTATCCAACCATTCTGGCCCCAGATCCAACATTGCTTTACACACCGGAAGAAATGCGGACAGTTTACTCAGTGTCACATCTACCTCTTTAAATCCGGATGTCAGCTCCTGGATGATCTCTGCGCAAAGTTTTCCCCATGCTGCTTTCTGATATCCATTCGTATTCATCATCATTCGTGTCAACCCTGTTACGGATGTAAACTGGATTTTGGACAACAGCGGATGATCTGTTTTCAAATCTTCAAATACTTTGTCAATTACGGTATATGGCATTACCACATCCAGATTTTCTACCGCCTGTTTCGGATTCGGTGCTTTCATGGCTTCTGCCAGTTTCTGATAATATTCTTTTTCTTTGGATGTCAGCTGTCTTACGCCGCGCTCAGACAGAATTCTCTGATCTGCTTCTTCTACGATTCCCCGTGCCTGTTCGATGACACTTTCCTGAATCTTATCGCACAGCTCCACAAACGCTGCCTGGAACTGCTCTGCATCTCCGGCTGTGATCGCCTCATTCATCTTCTGTACGATTGCTGTTTTTTCCATTTCTAATACATCTAAATTTTTCCTTAAATCATGCCTCCTCTAAAAAGATTTAATACGTTGTTTTTTCTTGGTTTCTTGTCTTCCTGTGATTTCTGCATTGCTGCAATCTGCTGCCGGAAGCTCTCCTGACTGTTTAACTGTCTTTGCATATCGGACAGCTTCTCCAGAATCTCTTCTGTGTTTACCGGTTCTGCTGTCTTTCCCATGATCTCATCAATGAGTCCATATTCCAGCGCCTTTTCCGGAGTGAGGTAAGTCTCATTTTCCATTAACTCAATCAACTCACTTTCCTCAATCTTCGCCCTTTCTAGAAAAACTTGCCGGTTTGCTTCCATCATGTCATCCAGATCATCTGCATATTTTCTCAGTTGTGTTGCATTGCCTGAGCAATACATCCACATATTGTGTATCAGTGCCGTTGTACCTAAACACATTTTTCTTGTGTCACACGCCTGTAGAATCAAAAACGCAACACTGTGTGCTACGCCATCCACAATCCCGACTTTCTGGTTTTGTTTTTGCTTCAGTAAATTGTAAATAGCAACGCCCTCTTTTACGGATCCGCCATTTGAGTTGATATGCAGCTCAATTGTCTGTCCTTCTGGAATTTCACTCAGTTTCTCTGCAAAATATTTTGCAGAAGTCTCCGAGTTCTTATATTCCCATGCGTTCCAGTCAAATTCTCCATATTCTGTCACATCATCATAAATGTACAGAAGTGTTTTGTTCTCTGCCTGAACGGGCTGCATTCTCCAGTTTGTTATGTTTTTCCTTGTCTCACCCCTTTCACTCTGTGGTTTCTATATCCAATCCTGCAAGCAGGTCTTGAATCTTACTATAATTTTTCGTCATAAAGTGCTGGTTTGCCCAGTCTTCTTCAATTCTCGGTTTTCCGAGCACTTCTAAAATATCATTGATCGTAAATGCTCCGCTTGAGATCAGCTTGTCTACTGGAGTTGCAATATCAAAAATATCAATATGCTTGACTGCCAGAGTCTCTATCTTTACATAATTTCCAGCTTTAAATCCTGTGTATCCATTTCTCTTTCGGTTGATCTCCTGCTGCAGCATCTTAATGAGCGGATCTATCACAAAGGTCAGAAGTTCATCAATCGCTTTCCCTGTATCCTGTACATCTCCTTTGGCCAGACTCGGTGGGAAAGAAAATGCTCTTGCTGTAAATTCAAAGATGTCATCAGCTAGATACTTGATATCTCGTGTTGACTCTGTAGAATACGTCTTTCCGCTTTCTGAAATATCCTGATATTCGTATCCGTCAAACAATGGCAACACCGCACTGTCGCTTTCAAAGAAGTTCTTAAAATGCGTGCTCATCAACTCCTGGAATGTTTCATCGAAATTCTCACTTTCCTGTGCAATTGCTCCAATATTCAGGATTCCTTTTTTTCCTCTTGATTTTTTATAGGCATCCTGCGCATATATCAGTAATTTTGAATACGTTTCATACATCCCATTTGTGAGATTCCTCATATTTTCTGAGTTTAATTCGAAAAACATTACTTCCGACATTTCCCGTGTTTCAGACAATTCGTAACCGTCAAATGTGATCCCGCTGAATCTGTACTCCTTCAATGCCAGCACCTCTTTGCTGTAACTGTCTGCCACATAAATGTGATTGTTTACTTCTACTACAAGGCATTCATTGTTCCGGTACAGCTTGCCAATCAGCTTATTCATGAATGACGTTGCATTCTGGTTCTGATTTGGTTCGTAATTCCAAAGATAATACTCCTGCCCTTTTACTTCTTTCTTCTTGATATACGTTTTAAATTCGCATTTGCTGATGGCATTTGCAATTTTATTGACACAAGTCCATAAAGCCAGCTCTCTCAGATATACTTCGTACATAGCACTCTGTACATCTTTATCTTTCATAATGTCATCCACTGTGATCCTTGTGGTACTGCTGCCTCCAAGTTTTTTGATCAACCAGTCTTTAATACTTAATTTCCTACGTTCACCCCCTTAATAACTGTAAACCTGTATTTTCGGTGTTGGTTTTGCCCGTTTCTGCGGCAGCACGTTTTCCACAGTCATCGCCGCTACAAATGCCATAAATGGGTCTGTTTTTCTGCTTTTTCCTTCTATTTTTCCATATACATAATTTCCCATATCGGCATCATCCTCTTTTCCTGGTTTTCTTCCATGTCTGATTAGTTTTGCATTATTGGTGGCCCACCTTAATTCTGGAGCATCTCCCCACCGCAACCATTGATTTACAAAGCAGCTATCAATCAGAGGTGCCACTTTCATAATGTCTGATGGCCGGATCAGCTTCAGATTCTTATTCACTTTCATATCAAATCCTATTTCCTGCAGATATTTTCCGATCAATGCAAAACGGAAATCATCCAAGGCTAAAGCTTTGATATTGTATGTGCGTTTTGCTTCCTGTATATAATTTGTAAGCAATGACGGATGTATTTCCACGTCATCTACAAGCGTCAGTCTTCCGGAATCCGCCCATTCTTTCCATGGAGCCTTGATCCTCGGAATATCTTTCGAATTTAGGCACATCCATGAATGGCTGATATCAAACCGTTCATCTCCATCTCGGAAATGAAGATCTACGGAAGCCCAATCTGTTAATTTTGTATAGTCAATTCCACATACACAGCTCCATCTTTCCAGATCCGGCAGTAAGATGTTGGTCGCTTTGATATTGTCCCACTCCGTTACACTCATTTCTTCCGCATTTTCCGGAATATTCATTCGTTTTGTCATAAATGCCGGAAGTCTTCTCGGATTTTTCTTCCATTCCCTGTATTCTTTCCTGATCTCTTCCATAAGACTTGGCAGATATGGCAACGATGGATTTGCCATTGGCCAGTTTTCTTCCTGATCCACATCTTCCTTTTTATTCAGTTTACAGATAAATGGTAATAACCCATTATCCGGTTCGCCACCTCGTAATATCTGTTCGGAAGTTTCCAGCAGATCATCCAGCGGTCCTTCCCGCACATCACCATTTGTCGTGTAGTAAGAACGTCTTGGATGTTTCTTCTTACCAAGTCCTGTCGTAAAGACGTTTATATTCTTATAGTCTTCATATTGATGGATCTCATTAAAGATACAGATTCCAGAACGAAGTCCGTCTTTTCCTTTCGGACTGTTTGTTCTTCCCTTCATAATAGACTTTGTTTTTAAGCATAAAACCTGTTCCTTCGTCCACCGGAAGAATTTCTTTAATTTCTTTATCACAGATGGGCGCTCAAATGCATTGATCACATCATGAACCGGCCGCATTGCCTGGTCCTCATTATTGGCGCAGATATCTACATCGTACTCTCTGATTCCATTATGTGGGGACATTAAACACACTGATTCGAGCGCAATTGTACCATCTTTTCCCGCTCCTCTCCCCAACATACAGAATAAATCCGGCCATCTTGGAAGCCCGGATTCTCTCCAATATGTGCAATCGTGCAGTCCGATCACAAACTTCTGCCAGGGAAATATTTCTTCAAACGGGAAGTATTTTGACATCCCGATATATTTCTCCAACTGATCACAATCTATATAAATATCTTCATGCTCAAAACACCATTTTACATGCGCGACAAGCAGCTCCTGCTCTTCGCATACTGCATAGATTTTTTTCTCAACTATATCAATCCATTCCTGAATATATGGATGTATGTTACAGCTCATCTTCATCATCTCCCGAATCATCGCCAACCGGCTTAATTCCTAGGCTGTCCAGTATTTTAAGCATTTGAGCATTGACCTTAATTCTTTGATCTATCGAGTCATTTTTCTTTTGCCCTTTTTGACCTCCTCCATTATTATATTCAACGATAGCGCCTCTCTTTTTAATGTCTGCGATCAGTTCGTTCTCCAGGTCCCAGAAGTCCATATATTTATCGACCAAGTCGATGTAATATTTCCCTGTGGTTCCATTCCGGGCCAGCTGATCAAGAAGGTCCTCTTTGATTTCCACTCGCAATAATTCTTTTCTTGTTTTTCTCGCCCTTATACCACCCCCTCCGTCACGCGCGCACGAGAAATTTCTTTTGTCGGGAGCACCCACCGGTCTCTACGTGGCAAATTAAAACCCGATTTTTTTCGACCGGGGGTATCCTGACAATTTGATTCTTCTTTACCATTTTTCCTCTGTCATCGGTTCTTTTTTCTTTTGCTTTCGATATCCATGAACCTCTTCATGACAATCATGACACAGACTGATCAGGTTTCTCCGTTTCTCACCTCTAAAGCTGTACCAGATTTCCAATGCTTTATCTGGATGCTTCTTTACATAATTCACATGATGAACCGTCGTTGCCTTTGTATACTTTCCACGTTTCTTACATAACTGACATTCATATTTATCAAGCTTTAACACCTGTTCTCTCAATGCTTTCCACTTGCCCCATGTATAGAATCTGTGGATATTTTCTCTTATACATTTCTTTACAAATGCAATCTCATGTTCTGTCATATTCTCACCTCAATTGCAGGAGAAGGAATCGAACCTTCGACCTTCAGCTAAGGAGACTGACGAGCTTCCACTGCTCTATCCTGCTATATTTGTGCGATGTCGCACAGTGTAGGCTTTTGCCCAGAGCCTTTTATCGTCTTTGCTCAGGACGCAGAAAAGCATCCGGCTTTCGCCAGATGCTCTCTGCTATTTTCCATTATTCACTTCTTCTACAAATTGCTTCATCAGCTTTGTAAGCTGTGTTCCCATCGCAACACCAGATTCTTTGCAGGCTTCCTTGAACTCTTCTGCTACTTTCTTGTTAATCTTATATGTTTTTGGAACTAACCCTGCTTTCTCATCCCACTTATCTTGTGGTCTCTGTTTCCTTTCTTCATTACCGAGCATGCTCATCCCTCACTTTCTTTATGAGGCAATAAACCAGCTTTGCTATTCCTATAGCAATGAAGAATATTCCTAACTTCCACAACATCCTTTACACAAATGAGCTTTCATGTTATATTTATTTTGAAGAAGGGCTTTCGCCCCTCTTAGCTAATTAAATAGCTTGTCGAGAATCATTAAAAGGATTCCAACGAATAAGTCCAGAATCGCACTGACCGCCAATGTCTTTATATCGATTTTGGACTTTTTCTTTTGTTTCTTTTTGCTCATTTGTATCTCACCTCCTTACAACTATATAATACCACATACGTATACGTATGTCAACACTTTTCTCAGAGGTTTTTAATCCGGACAACGGGAATCGAACCCGTGACACACAGCTTATAAGGCTTCTGCTCTAACCGACTGAGCTATGTCCGATCAACATTTATACAAAAAACGCCCTGCATTTTCATGCAAGACGCCCTTTTGTAATTTGTGTGTGGTTTTACTGGTTGTCTTTAGGAGGAAAACTAAAAACACCTTAGCCGTCCAGCTTGTTCCTTTCGGCTTTATACCATATTAGCATTTTAAAACCGTCGTTTCCGTCGTTTTCTCAAATTTTTCTAAATATCTGTTATGTTTGCATCGGCAACTGTCCTCTGTATATGCTTTCCTTTTCTTTGGGAATACTTCATTCATCCTATGTGAGACCTGTACCCAACTTAGATCATCAATATAATAAAATCTGAGAATCATCCGGATTTCGCTTTTTTTAATTTGTCCTATATATTCCTCTACCTGTATCTGTTTCTCCAGAAGATCCGTCTCCAACATCTGCAGCTTTGCAATGCGCTTTTCAAGTAAAAACTCACGTTTTTCATATTCTCTTTGTGGGAAGCCTGTTATTTTCACTGTTCGCAATGGTTTGTTGCCTTTCTTTCCACATGCAACAGAATCTTGCACAGTAATCTTGTTCAGTTGCTCTATTTTCTTTTTATCCTCTGCAATCCTACGTCTCAGATCTTTTATCTCTTCTTTCATGTCTGCATACTCAATCAGTATCTTCTTGTCCACTGGCAACACTCCCTTTCGTATCTACTCCCCATTTTCTTAAGCAGTCTTCCACAGAGTACGCACCTCTTTGCATCCACTTCTTGGCATTCTCTGTTGGTTCATGTTCAGCCAGATCAGCAAAATGATCTTCTCGATCCCGTTTCATTTCCTTTGCGCTGCGTCTGTGCTTTAAGGTTCCTCTCATGCCGTCACCTCGATCTCTTCTCCTGTCAGCTCTTCAAGCTTCTGTCGCATTTCCTCGATGGTCATTTTCTTTGTTTCGGTGCGTTCCCAAATGAGTTCAAGGTTGCTTTTAATAAACACATCTTCTATGCATCCGAGTGATTCCGGAGTAATCCTATAGACTTTAACGATGTCTCCTCCTGTATACCCTTCCCATTTCAAGTCATCAGTGTAACCGTCTATATGATTGCATCTGCCTTTTCTTACTGCCTTCCCAGCCAATACAAGATACATGTTGCCATCTCTTTGTTCAACTACCATCCCGTCTTCCAGATCCGCCTTTGTAAATTCTTTCTGCATGTAATCACTCCATTCTAAGATTTCGTATCCTTCGCTATTGTAGTACCGATACGATGAGAGCATTCCGGATCCTGTATAGCATGTTTCTCCTTTGCACTTTTCATAATTCGTCTTTTCCATATAACTTTTGCCTGTGCACCATTTCATTCCATGTCCGTGCATCTGCCTGCAGAAATCTTTTGCTTCTTCCTCAGTCTTACAATGCATCACAATCTTATTGTCTTTATTTTTAAATTCATCCCAGTTAAATTTTTTCATCATCCTACCTCACTATCTTTCGCACAATCCAATCTAAAAAAATCACAAATAACAGTATCGGAAACCCTCCAGCCAGAAGATAATCTGCTCCTTCTAGCTCTACTTCCTCTTCGATTCCTGTCTTTAAAGTAATCACTGTTCCAAGCCCCAGGATATAGTACAGGGCTAGGAATGCGATTGTGATTATGATGTCCATGTTATTTCTCCTTGTATGGTTCTATCTGTTCTTTCGGCATCCACGCTGTCACGACATCGTACACTATTTCCTTATCTGTCCCAAATTCTTTGTCGCAAGCGTAGACCGAACCTCCATCATCACAAAATTTCCACATACCCACTCTATCTATGTATCCGTCGTACACATTGCGCTCTTCCGGATGGTATGTCTTTTCTTCTTCTGGGACCCAGTATGAATAATAGTCTCCAATCCATTCAGATGAGTGTACAGTAACTTTTACCATTTTTCCGACTTCCGGCAATTTCTCGCTTACCGGAATCCAACCGTCATTTTTCTTCCCATCTTCATATCCTTGCATATAAAATTTTCTTCGGCTGCATTCTCTGCACTTCGGAACATCGCCCATATGAGAACGGATAATGTCTTTTGCCCAACCAACACTTACATAATCATCACACATTCCGAATGATTCAAACTCTATCGCATGATCTTCAATCTCTTCCAAGATCTTCTCTAGTACGTTCATTCCACATTCTCCTTACCCACATATTTCTCCACAATATCTACTGCACAGGTCAAGCCATAAAGATAGCTTTCCAGCTCTTCTGCTGTTTTGCTCGCTCCATGTCTTTTCTTTTCTTCCTTCAGTGTTTCGTAGGCGTCATTTTTCATGGATTCGATTTCTTCCACGATCTTCTCTAATGCGTTCATCACTCCACCTCCAACATCTCTTGATTGTCAAAAATATTGCCAATGACTTCATTTGTGTTCGCTTCGAAAAATAAAGATCTATCTCCATTTATGCAGTATGTTCCATTTAAAAATTCAACGCGATTCAGTTTGTGTCCTAAAAGGTCATTCTCCCAAATCTTCTTACCATTCTTGTCGGTAAGTCCGGTGTACTGGCAGAGGGTGTTTATATCAATCTCATAAAAATCAATGCCAACTACATTCCATTTGTCGCATGCTGTACCTTCATACGGTTTAACGATTATCCCGCCAATAAAATAATGTTTCGGTTCTGGCATTCCATCATCAAATAAATATCCTTCAACCCACCATTCCTCTTTCGGAAGTTCTTTCCAGCTTTTTCTCTTTGCTTTAAAAAGGTCTCTATTCATCTTCTTTTCCTCCGTTCTGTCGCATCTGCTCAATGTAAATATCTGTAGCACACCTTACAATTTCCTGTTTCATCCCATCGTAATCAGTGCCTTTGTAAAAATTCTTGTCGCACGATCTTTTAATCATATACAGGATATCTTCAAATGCTCGCTCTTCCACTTTCCCTCTCCACTTCATTGTCGTATTTCATACACTTTCCATCCTTGTACGCTACACATTTCTCTTTAATACACGGATGTAACACTGGTCTAACAAAATCTCCATTCCCAATAAGCATTGCTTTTACCTCTTCTTTTCCTGTTAAATCTGGACAAAATAAAATCATTGCTCCTCCTCATATTCCGGACACTCCACACAATACTCATATCTGTCCTTATCTACACACTGCATATTGCAAATATCATTTTCTGGGCATTCTATGCAACAATGTTCGTATTTGCATACACATGTGTTTGGTGCTTTGCATTTTCCTATCATGATTATTCCTTTCTCCTTCCAATTACCTTATCTTTCTAAAATCACTTGTTGGTGCGTGGAATAACCGCCCGTCATTGCATTTAATCATTGTCTGCTGTCCGCATGCTGTCGGACGATACTGTTTAACCACTATTCCGCATGGATTGCCTGGATATTCAACGCACATCACTATGTCTCCGACTCTAATTTCTTCCATGCTACTCTCTGTTTTCGCCATTATTCATTCCTCCGTTAAAACAAACTCAATTGTTCTAAGTCATATTCTGTCTTTTTCTTTGCAAACTTCACGCCCTGCCGGCGCATCCTGTTAACTCTATCTTCCCGCTTTAGGCTCGCCATGTAGTTGTTATCAACTTCCGGTGGCGTTGGCAGGTAATATCCCTCTGGGAGTGGCATATTATTCGCTTCGCATATCTCCCGTATATCATGCTTGTAGCTTATAATATGGTTTCTTGTAATATTCATGTTGCATCCATCTGGCCAGAACGGATCGTTGCATCCATATTTTTGTATGTATTTCCAACTCGCTATCTCTCTGACTATGTTATTCACACATTTACTAATGATTTGTTCTGGTGTCTCTTTCATTTTTTCTCAGAAGCCCGGTATACCCTTGCCCCGGCCGGAGGCTGGCTCCTTTCTATTTTTCGCTTATTTTCTTCTTTTCCTCTCCGTGTTTTCCTCATCCATTAATCTTTTTTCCCTATCGCTTCGCCAACTCCCGAACCAGTTCATCATTCCCTTTTTTCGTAAGGCCTTCATTACATGTGCAATCCGGATATACACATCGGAAACAATCCGGATATTTACAGAGCGGCTTTGAAATTTTCGTTCGATTCATTTCCAGTTTTCTCTTGGTCTCCAGCAGATCCGGTACCTGGACCTGTCTTCTGCTGCCCGCTTCCGCAAACCAGATCAATCCCGATCTCTCCAGATATGCCCGAAAACAAATCTCATTTTTCTCAATCTGGAACATAACTTTCATGTACACCCACACCTCATGCACATCCATCCCATCAAATAAAAGTTCCTGTATCCTGGATGCGTATTTCTCGTAACCTTCCACTACTCAATCACTTCCATTTCTCTTATTGAGACTTCATAAGCTGTTCTCTCGCTGTCGCCTTTTACATAAATCCTACTCTGTATCATTCCCATGGTTCTCACTTTTGTTCCGACTGGAAGCTCTGCTGCCAGCCTTGCGTTCGAATACCAGCAAATTGCCGGGAGATAATCACTTTTTCTGTGTTTCCTGTTTACTGCAATTAAAATATCCGGATTTCTTTTCCGAGTGGTGTCTCTCGATAGAGCGGCTGTTTACAGATATATCCAATCAGATCAATTCTGTTTTGATCCGCTTCACCAGCTTCGCTGATTCTTTTTACAAATACATACAATTTCAAATGATTTCTTTCTCCATCCTTTTCATTGTAAGATCTGTATTCTCCAAAGATTGTAATTCTCCCTCCTACATTATCCCGAATCTCCTGCACTATCTGTTCCGGCACCTGAATCGGTATGACATCCATGTTTCCACTTGTCCGCATGACTTCTATAGTTGATTTATAAATCTTTCTTCTATCTGGTGAAGTCAATAAATACTCTGGTGTTTCCATAATTTTTCCTGTGATCTTTACTGTGTTGTTTTCCATCTTTTTTCTCCTATACCATGTACTCTGCCGATATTCGACAGGCTCTCTCCCAAATAACCGGATCCAGACCTTCTTCCTTCACCTTCAGATCATTTATTGTCATATTTTTATCATCGATATAATAATGCGCAAATACTTTTCTTGTGTTATTTCCATATTTCTCGATATTCTCTTTCGTGTTTTCATTGATATAATCAAATCTCAGACCAAATTTTTCGCAAAATTCGACTGCTTCTTCCAGCAATTTTTTCTCTCTGCACGTCCACAGAATAATAATATCCCCTTCCTTTTGTTTCTCCTTTAAAAATTCAAACAAATAGAAATTCGGTGTTCCTATTTTAGGAAATCTTGTTCCTCTGCAAAGCGTTCCGTCAAAATCTACTGCATATACTTTCTTATATTTTTCTGCCATATTACTCCATTTCCAGCCCGCTCAGCGCTTTCAAGATTCTTCCATCCATGTTATCTTCATTTGCCGGTGTTTTTACAGTCAATAACATTCCAGTCTCATTTACCCACAGGACGAAATATCCCATTCCCATAGGTCCTGTCGGAAAGTCTTCATACTCACCTGTTTCGGATAGGCTTACCAATTCCAGAATTTGATCTGGTATGTAACTCATCTCTTTTGTCTCTACATTCTGTAACACTGCCATTCCCCTGTATTTGATTTCTGTATCCTCATACCGGTCTCTGGCTGATAACCATTTCTTGTATTCCCACTCATCCCTTACTTTTAATTCATACTGCTTTTTTCCCTTTTCATAGGCTCTATATACTTCGCCTTCTTCCGGAAGATCCCCTACAAGTTCAATGACTGCTGCCTTATTCTTGCTTGTAAAGTCCTTCTCATATACAAATAATATCCAATAGGCTCCCTGTATGAAGTACATTTCCTCTTTCTTTCCTACAGTGAGTCCTGCACCTTTCCATGCATCCTTCAATATTCTCTTAAATATGCTCGTCTTAATAAACATGATGCTCCTTTCCTCTCCCAGAGTTATCTGGGAGATAATGTGATGGCTTACGACAGGTTTTGTGACGTACCTGCTGTTGTATCTTCACGGCACTTGGCCGGAGATGCTATAAAAATTGGAATCCTGGATGTCCTTCTTTCTGCTTTTCATTTTGCGGTTCTTTCATCAACTCCTGCTGATCCAGATAATTCTTCTTGCTGATCTTCATCCAGTCTTTCCTTGTGTGTGACTTCTCATATTCCCTCTGTGCGATCTCGCAAAGCAGTTCTCTTGTCTTTCTGCAGTTATGCACAGCTTCTTTCCCGCTTTTATGGTGCGGTTCACACAAATACACTTTCAATCCTTCCGCTTCTGACATTGTCCTCATTCCTGATCCAAACAGGATATGATGTTCCTCGGTATACTGCTGCCGATAATCACCATACAGATTGGCGCAGAGATAACACACACCTTTTTCTGTGTTCAAAATACTTTTCGGATGGCTGATTCTTTTTTTCTTCTTTCTGGCCTTTGGAAATTTCATATCACTATAATCAATGCTCATAAGGTAATCACTTTCTTTTTCCAGTTGTCCCATCCGCCTTTTGGCCAGGCAAATTCTTTCTTCAGAAGCTGCATGATTTTCTCCGGATCCCCGGATTTTAAGATGTCTTCTATGACTTCTCCTTCCTGGACCACCTCTTCTGTGATCTCATGTACCTGTTTTTCTTCTTCCGGAAGATTCATAGCCGGAGCATCCGGCATCAGTTCCGGATAATCTTCCACTTCCATCTGTCCCGGAATCTGTTCTTCTGTTTCTTTTGGCTCTTCCAATGTTTCCTGTGCTTTTGCAGGTTCTGCCTTTTTCTTTAATGGTTCCGTCTTTAAGACTTCCCTCTCTTTCTTTTCTCTCAGCGGCATCTGATAAACCCTTTCATAGGCTTCTGAATCAGAAGTCTTCCTGCCTTCCGGATAAAAGGTCTGTTCAAATGTTTTGGCCAACTCCAGATAGCTGATCTCTTCCGGCTCTCCCCTGCCGTTATATGGCATGATCCGAATCTGAAATTCACTGAAGAGCGCATTTGCAAATTGCATCCGAAACATCCGGAATTTTGTTGGAGCTACAATTCCCATGATCTCCCTGTTGATCACACTTTCCTCTTTTGGCTCGTCTTCCCATATCCATTTATGCATTTTCTCAAAGCAGCCTTTTCCTTCTCCTTTGAAAAATTCATACACCAATGTTTCCGTCCAGCTTCCCTGGTGTTCTTCTGGTGCGATGTCGCACAGGCTCATCTGCGGCGAATAACGATCTTCTGTTTCCCGGATGACTTCTTTTACCTCCCGGATTTCCCGAACCGTGGCATCTCTTGGTACCACTTCCCGCACTTCTTCCGGCAGTGCCAACATTTCAGACAGCTTGCTGCTGCCATATCCCCGGTATTTCTCCTGAATTTCCGGGCTGTTCCCGTCAATACTGTATGTATCGTTGATCTGCATAAACCGGATGGCCCACGTCCTGCTGATATTGAAGGTTTCTTTTGCAAACTCAAAAACATCCGCATATCCCTTTTCTTTATAAAACTCTGCATCTCTAGTCTTTTTTAAGAGATACCCGACTTTAATGTATCCCTCTGCGATATGTTCCAGTTCTTTCCGTAATGCAATTTCTACCCCCTGCAGTGTACTGATTGTCTGTAATTCTTCCATCTATCCAGCTTTCCTTTCTGTACGTTTCAACTTCTTTCTTTTGAATAGCTCAACAAATTCTTTGACTTCCTCTGTCATGTCTCCGTTATATTTTGCCCGACACTGGATCATAACCCCATTGTTTACCTCCATGGTGTAAAACGGCGTCTCCGGATCCTGCTTCTTTCTCAGGAACAGGATCGTTGTCTCACCTTTGGCCACCCGGTCAATGTACGTGGCAACACAATGATGCATGGCATTTCCCTCCTGCCTGATTTCATGGATCCGTTTCGGAAGTCTCAACACAAATTGTTCTGTTTCCATTTCCAGATAGCTGTCCCGTTTTCTGTATTTCTCGTACTTTTTGTCTTTTTTATTGTCCAAATCCTCTTTTGCTTTTATTTCTCGTTCTCTGCTCTCTTCAATCAACTCTTCATGACGCTGCTCTAAATTCTTCGGGAATAAGATCCACGGCTCTCTCATGTTGTATCCCAACTTCTCTGCCATCTTCAGATAATCGTGATAGTCCACGGCTTGTCTCTCATCTTCTCCTAACACTTCTTTGATGTACCGTTCCATCTTGTGAATGGTGGTATACCGGATATACCTGGTGAAATTCCTCGGAAACCTTGCAAAAAACTGAACCTGCTGCCATGTTGGATGCAATCCCTTTTCCTGCATTTTATAAGTGGTGTTGTATTCCCTTGTGCTTGGATTCTTTCCAGCCAACAGCTGGTAGTATTCCCCGTTTAGCCCCAGTATCTTTTTACAAGACCTCTCTTTCTTCTTTAAGTTTCCTGTGTTGTACCCCTGCATTTTTTCTTTGACAATTCTGTAAAATCCACATTTTACCAGTTGTTCGATTCCAGGCATATACCGGTATTCATTCAGATATTGATCCAAATACATTTTTTCTCGATATTTCCCACGTTTCACAAAACATTCCATTGCAGAATACTGAAACGGTGTTCCTTTTAAGATCTGTTTGAGATTCCGGTTATAAAGAATTGCTTCATGCTCTACCACTTTATAATATCCCCATACGTCTCTGTAACACCACCGAACCCAGTCTGTCTGCTTATACTGTTCATACTCAAATTCATGAATCTTTTTTAAATTCCGGTCATACGTGATCCGTATCCGCTCCCAGTACCCGCCGTCTTCCTTTTGTCCATTCCTGAATTTCCGATAACACTCAAAATATCGGTATACATATCCCTCTTTTGTTTTCTGCAGGAGTCCTGCATATCCTCTTGCTTGAACATTTCCGCCTTTCTTTCGGCTTCGGTAGGTAATTGGATGCCTGCAGAATGGACATTCCCCCGCGTCTCCATAGTGTGGATTCCGGATTTTTACTTCTCTTCCACAATGTGTACAATACCCTTTTGTCACTTTTCTTCCGGCATCGTAAAACAAATACTGTGGAAGGACTTCCCGGTCTACAAACTCATCAAAATCTTTGGGCAGTTCCGGCACCAGCGCCATCTCAGAATCAATTTCATCAATCTCTTTTCGTCCTTTACTACAGCTTTGCCATCTTGCGATTGCTGCACGTGGCTCTTCCTTCCCGTTGTGACAAAATTCTGTGATCCGTTTTCGGTCCCCTTCTCGTATCCATACTTTTTCACTACTGTACCAGTATCCTTCTTCTATCTCTCCCCATCCTTCCCAATAACTTAAGTTATCTATTTTTGCCGTTCTCCACTTCTCACACAGATTGTCGTAAGTGTAGTACTTGTTTTCTCCCAAAAGGAATACCCGGTATTTTGGATATCTTGTGCCATTCAGGATCATATCTCTTGTAAATACATCGATCTCTAAAACCGTGCCTGTCTTCTTCGCACGATAGAACCAATAATATGTTGCGCTCCACACAGGCGTTCTTCCACATCTTAGTACCTGATCCCCTTGATCTTCCCTGGCTGTCTTTCGCATCGTTTCCGTTACTTTTAACTCCGGAAGCTTTAATAACTCTCCTCGTCTCATTTCTCCGCCTCCAGATAGTATTCTTCTGCCATTGCAAATACTTCCAGATCCGGCATGGCCACCAGTTGTGCCCCTCTTCTTTCTTTCACTCTTTTTTCCGCTTCTTTTCGGATATTCTGAAGACATTCTTTGAGTGTCCGGTTCTTTCTTCTTACCGCTCTGGCCAGAATTTCTTTTTCAAAACATCTCATAGACAGATACGACACGATCTCTCCTGCCGGCATCCCGTCTGTTTCCTCCTTTAACTCAACCTGCAGCTTTCCGATGGCCGCATTTACTGAATCTACCAGTTCTTCCGACAGATGCTGCTCATATACTTCCCGGATTCCATCCGGAATCCCGTTTTCCTCTGCCAGTACTTTTAAATGCTCCAGATCCTGCTCCTCCAAAAGTCCTTTTGCACATGCATTCAATTCTTCTACGGAATCAAAATTTCCAAATACATCAAACATTCTGTTTTTCCTCCAGTAATCCCTCTAAATTTTCCACGTAATCGTGATGTTTACTAAATCTGACGGCTATTTCATGCCGCTCTGACAACGTCTGATACTGCTGCCACAATTCCTGGTTCTTCACCTCTTCCCCGGACGGTTTTCTCCATTCCGCCCGCTTCCACTGCTCCGGCTTCCCGTTTTCGATCATGTTCTTGATAAAAATACAGTCCGTATACAGGGTCACATGACACGGTGCATTTAGTATTTTCAAGGATTTCACGATTCCAAGCAGTACCAGTCGATAATAGGTCGTCTCCTGCTCTTCCCCGCAAATTCCTTTGACCGCCGGTCCTTTGCTTGTCTGACATTCCATTGCGGCCGCCCATCTTCCATCTTTGATACATGGACCTGTCAGACTTGTCCTTATGTAAATATTTACCTCTTTCATATCAAATTCTCCTGTTCAAACGGATCAGGATGTATCTTCGGTATTTATATCCTGTTACCGGATTGATTCCCTCATGGTACGTCTCTTTATCTAGGTAGTATCCTTTTGGTGGCTTCGGCTCATCTTTCCATGTTTTCCTTTTGTAAATCTTCACTTCTGCCACCGGAATCTTTAAATTCCTGCTGCAGGAGTACCGGCTCTCTCTCAGTTTGTTTTCTTCATCCGGCATTTTACTTAAATACTCAGCCAGTTTCCGCAAGCCTCCCTCGTCATACAACAGATCGATGTGGACGCCTCCCTTTTCCCATGCTCTGCGCATGATCAGATCTGCATCCGGAATCCGGTTGATGACCAGGTGGTGATGGACGCCGCCCCGGCTTCCAATCTCGGTATGCAACATCCATTTCAACTCTGCTCCTCGTTTTCTGTATTGTCTTCTTACCTTATCTCTCCACCGTTCAAAATCCTTGGCAGCCTCTTTCATGTCCTGTGGCCGGTTCTCCAATTTATACGTCAATGTCACCCAGTAGTCATTCTCCTGAAAGTTCAGCTTCATCTTTCTCCAACACTTTCGTTCTTTATTCCACTGATTCACCTTCCTGATCTGCTCCGGTGTGGCTTTCTTCTTTTTCTCTCTTGGCATTCCCGGAGCACCATATCTTCCATTGTGATACTCCATCACTTCTCTGATGTCTCCCAGGTCATAACTCTTTCGTTTATACATCCTGTTTTGCTCCTAAGTTTAATATTCTTATCAAGTTGAAAACGGGAGCTTTTTGCTCTCATTTTCTTTGACATTTTGCCAATACAGGTGTACAATATAAATGGTTTTTATTTTGTTTGTATTGGCAAAATATCCGGTGCATCTGTTTGCGGCAGGTGCACTAATTTTTTACGCTTTTTTCTATGTACCTGCAGCTAAGTTCTAATCCCGCTGTCAGAAGGATCATTCCTATCCATAATGATCCGGTTCCCATCATCATAACTGCACAGATTCCCAATGTGGCTTCCAGGATCCTCAGTAATTCTTCTGCATACCGAAGCTGTCTTCTCTTCCGGAAACTCATACGATGATGTACTCTCCCCCGATCTCTTCTGCTACCTGCTTCGCTTCCTGGTACGTCCCATACTCGCTCCGGATCTTTCCGGATTGCCAGCGAATGATCCATATCTGTTTCCTCTCCTTCTCTTCATTCAAATCCAAGTTCTTTGATCCTTTCTTCGATTAGCTTCAACTCTGCAACAGCTCCTTCCTCTTCCGGAAACTGCCGCAGTTCCTCTCTTCTGCTGACAAGCCTGCTGTACTCAATGACTTGTCCTGCCGTCATGTTCAAGATTCTCTGGTCCATTGGTCGCTCCTTTGATTTTTACTGATTTTCTTCCTTGATACTCCAACTCCCTGCAGTAATTGTTTAAGCAGGCAATCGCATGCTGTTTCTGCTGTTCCGAGTAGCCATTTACTCTTTCGGTCAAGCTTAGTTCCTTTATAAACTTATCGATTCGCTGTATGGTTAATCTTTTGTTTTTCATATGTTTGTCCACCTTCCCCCGCCTTCAGGCGGTTTTCTCTTTTCGTAATAATGCTTCCTGGATGATCCTGCTGCATCCATCTATCAGGCTTTTCACCTCTTCCTCTGTTCGTTCTGCATAACAGTCATCGTGTACCCGGATTGTTGCATTTTTTACTTTTACTGTTTCTACGATCAAAATCATCACCTCGCTATTATGTATGCAGGTTGATTGTCCAAGGTATGTTGTCCATTACCTTTATTTCCGAGTTGTTCCGAATCTATCAGCCAGCATATTTACAACATCTCTGACAAAATTTAAGTTCATTTTAAACACTCTATCCGCTTCATCTCGCATAATATTCAAAGATTCCCTTGCGATAATAAGGCTTGTTGCAATTGATGCTATGATTGAGCAGATAACGCTTGCTATTACAATTTCCATCTTTTCTCCTCTCTATGTTTAATCGCCATCGTAACCTCCGTGGCTGGATTGCTTTCTTTTGGTTTATCTCCTATACTGTTAATACAGGCATCTGCCAATGCCAAGTATTGTGAAAGGAGAAAAAACAAAATGGCTAAAATGAAACTGCAAAAAATTGCAGATCTATCTTTAAAAAACATGATTATTACCTATCATGATACTAATCGCACTAGATTTGATATGGATTTCTTCACAACCTTATTTACAGAAGAAACTCAAGATCATATTACAAACGCTCTGCAAGTTTTAGAGAGTGATGGTTTAGTTGATGTTTTCATAGCAGACACAATAGCTTATATGACCACGCTCCATCCAAGTGCAATTAGAGATTTTGAAGAAGATACCCTGTTGAAAAAGGGATACAAATGCATTAAAGAAATCAGGTCTTTAATTTGATACAATCCAATCATCAGCCATTAAGTCATCCGCTGTTGGACTCCACATCTTACAGTGGTTGACTTCTTTTCCATTTTTATCAAATGTATAGGCAATACAGGATTCACTACTATTTGTCGGTCTAATCTTCAACTCTCTGTATGCTGTCTTGTTTTCGAATAATTCTCTTTCTATGTATTTTCTTTCTTCTAATGCCTGTTTCACTGCTTCCTGTATGTTCATCTTCCTCGCCTCGCTTCCTACTCCAAAAAATAATCCACTGATACACCGAAGTAATCAGCTACCTTTTTCAGCTTATCCACACTTGGAGACGATTCTCCCCACTTCTTAATTGTTCCGTTTCCAAAGCCCAGAGTTTTCTCAAGACAACTGATTGAGATGTTGTTCTTCTCTGCCAGCTTTAAAATTTTTTTAAGTATCATAATTCCCTCCTTTTGTTTTCCATCTTGTAAACAACTGCATATATATCTGTTACAATAACCTTGTTACACTTAGATAATTTTCTAAAGGTCATAAATGGCTGGAAAGTAGTTGCCGAGGAGTAACAATCTTAAGGATACCTCCGCAAAAGGAGGTGAGACTTAAGGGAATTAATCCAAATAATTCTAGAATGTATTGTGTGCATTTTTGAAATTGTTAGATTTCTAGAAGACCACGATATGTAATAGTCTCTCCCCGTGATTATCATCCAACGATAGTTACGGTGAATCCTTTTTTCCGTACATACATGCAGTTGTCTACAAGATGGAAATCTTTATCTTCACATCTGTTGTCTTTTACCCTTTTGTCTCCTATACTGTTAATACAGGCATCTGCCAATGCCGAGTATTATGAAAGGAGATAACGTAAATGGATCATATTTCTGACATCTCTCAATTACGAGAATTATTAAACGAATCCAGCCGAGAAATTCAGGAAAACATAAGTTCTTCCACTATTGATTTTGGTACAAAATCCCTTCTTGATTCTATTGCTCAACAAAATCATTATGTTCTGTCTTGAATTATCGAGTATCTTGAGAACAAGTAATTTTTTCTTCTTCATCGCACTCTTCCACAACTACTTTTATCTGTGTAGGAGTGCGATAAAGAATATCTCTTGCTTGATCTATAAGCCTTTCTGCTTTTTCTAAATTATTTAATACTTCATTTTTCCCTTCCACTTTAATGCGCATGCTCTTTACCACACTTTCTTTCATTTTGTTCCTCCTCTGCAAAATCCATTTGGTTAACTCCAATATTTTTGTCACAAATAGTGACAATTTTAGTCAAAAAAAATTTCTTGTACGCTTTTTTTATAAAATGCTGCTAATTTTATTTTTATTGCATCTCTTGGTACCCTTTCTCCATTTTCATACATCGATATAGCTGAAACACTTGTTCCTGCAGCATTTGCAACCTTTTCTCTCGCCATATCCCCGCGTAACTCTAAAAGTCGCTTACCAATTTCCTTTGCACTTGGCATTTTTTATCACTCCTTTCTTCTTTGTTCTCTCATAATACCATCTGTCACGTTCTGTGTCAACACTTTTTGTGACATTTTTATTTACTTTCATCACGTTTCGTGTTAATATTGTTTCATCGGAGGTGACAGTTAGTGGGAAAATTTCAAAATATTTTAAAGTCTTTGCGTGTTGCAAAAGGATTGACACAAGATGAACTTTCCAAACAATTAAATATTTCTCGAAGTACTATTGGAATGTATGAAAAAGGTGCTAGAGAACCAGATTTTGAAACCCTCGAGTTAATTGCGGATTATTTCAATGTAGATACCGACTATCTTTTGGGACGAACTGTAAAAACTACTTATATCCCTTCTTCTGCTTTACGTAAGGGAGTATCCATCAATGTCCTTGGCCGTGTTGCTGCCGGGATTCCCATTGATGCCATTGAAGAAGTGATTGATACGGAAGAAATTACAGAAGAAATGGCAAAGACCGGAGAATTCTTTGGGCTGAAAATAAAAGGTAACAGCATGGAACCAAGGATCTATGAAAACGATGTTGTCATTGTTCGCCAGCAAAATGATGCAGAATCCGGTGATGTTGTTATTGCCACAATCAATGGTGATGAAGCCACCTGTAAAAGACTTCGTAAATACAGAGATGGAATTGAATTGATTTCAAATAATCCAAGCTATGAACCGATGTTCTTCTCTAATGAAGAGATCCTCAGTAAGCCAGTTCGTATCATTGGCAAGGTTGTAGAATTGAGAGGAAAATTTTAAGATATAACCGCTGCGGCGTTTATATAAAAGTTATGTGGTGTTAAGGTACAGGAGAAAAGAGGAACTAATGAAAAATTTATCCGAATTAGAAGATTACAGATGTTTTACCACCCCAGCTGAACTACATAAAGCTATCAACACCTTAAAAGGTATCGTTGCAGGAATTACGACAGATTATCAAATAAGTGAAGATGAGGTAAATGAATTAAGTCACTGGTGTATGTCTCATCAGCATTTAGTGAATCGCCATCCATTTAGCGAACTTATTCCTATGATTGAAGAAGCATATGAAGATGGAGTTGTAACCTCTTCGGAGGCGAATGATATTGTTTGGTTGTGTAATAATTTCGTATCCGATTCCGATTATTATGACTTACTTACTTCGTCTCTTCAGTTTTTACAAGGACTTATCCACGGAATCTTGGCTGATGGCGAAATCACAAATGAAGAAATTTCTACATTAAACAAATGGATTTCTGCAAACGAGTATCTTTCCGGTTGCTACCCATTTGATGAAATAGAAAGTCTTTTGCTCACAATTCTTGCGGACGGGAAGATTGCAGACGAAGAGCGGAATATCCTTAAGGCCTATTTGAGTAATTTCATTGATCTTACAACTTCCTATAACTTGAATCAGCCTGAATTAGATGCTTTAAAAGAGAAATATAGCATTCAAGGAATTTGCGCTGTATGTCAAGAAATAGAATTTAAAGATAATCTGTTTTGCTTTACAGGACAATCCACAAGAGCCAAAAGAAATGATATTGCAGAACTTGTCGAATCTCTCGGTGGCAAATTCAACAATAACATTACAAAGAAAACTCGGTATCTTATTGTTGGAAATGACGGAAATCCTTGCTGGGCTTTTTCATGCTACGGTCGTAAAATCGAGGATGCTATAGCTAAAAGAAAGGATGGGCAACAGCTCACTATCGTTAATGAGGTCGATTTTTGGGATATAATAGATGATTTATTATAGAGGCTAAGTATCCGATCATATTTTAATAATTTAATTAATGACTCGTGGTGTATGTACTGCTGTAGATAACTATGTTATTTATTTTATTCCTAATTTAGCAGTTATGGAAATGATATAATCGCTGCGGCGTTTACACATAAAGAAAAGAGGTGAGATAAATCATGAATAATAAGATATTCCCGATTGCTTCTTACAATGAAAAATTTAATGAATATCTTCCTGTACAATTTAAACAAGATTTAATATACCAGTCATTCGGTTTGGAAAAACATATAGAAAAGAGGCACCCTGAGTGCTTGCCATATCTTCGATTTATCTCATCTATCATATCGGATCCTGATTACATAGGTGTTAATCCAAATGAATCTGGAGATAGCTTTGAACTCGTCAAGATATTTAGTGAAAATGTGCAAATTGGCATCAAATTAGATGTGAAAGAAAACTATCTATATGTTGCTACTCTGCACACAATCACAGACGGCAAACTAAGACATGGGATAAATAACGGACGTTTAAAAAAATTTGACAAATAGAATATTTTGCCCTATAATGGGAATACAATAGATTGAACCGCAAAGGTCGGAAAGGCTCCCGACACACTCGCAAGAGTACCTGAGATGCTGGATACGCCGCCCAGCTTGTGATTCAGTTTAAAGTTCGAGGGTGTTTCCATTTTGGAAGCACCTTTTTGTTTTCTTAAAAACGCAAAATATGTTTACTGATTTGTTATGAATCATTATCCAAGGATAGAACAGGCAGCTATCACGCCCTAGTGGTCTTAAAGAGATACCGGAGTGTCACCCGGTTGGGTAATGTTTAATTTCAAAATAAAAACCGCCCCTGCGCCAACAGAGACGGTCTACATATCCGAAGATATGCAATCTGAAGCCAAGAATATTGTATCATCTTCGGAGCAGTCGCGCAAGCGGAACGTAAGTTCGCACGTTGACTGTTATTTTTGTACCTTTTTTTCAATACAATTACATAGGAGTGTGATACAATGTCTTATTTTATCTACGCACGAAAGTCAAGAAAAGACGCCGAACTGGAAGCGCTAGGGATTGATGTTCTGGAACGCCACATTACTACCCTGTTAGAGCTGGCGAAGACACTCTCTCTTCCGATCGGTGCAATTTACAGAGAAGTTGTGTCTGGAGACAGTATTGATACCCGTCCAGTCATGACGCAAGTCCTATCCGAGGTAGAAGCCTGTATGTGGGATGGTGCCCTCGTAATGGACGTAGATCGTCTGGCCAGAGGTGATACGATCGATCAGGGACGTGTGCAGCGTGCATTTTTTTATTCCAACACCCGGATTGTAACACCAAGTAAAACCTACGATCCTGCAAATGAGTATGACAATGAATACTTTGAGTTCAGTTTATTTATGAGCCGCCGGGAGTACGCCACGATCAAGCGCCGGATGCAGCGCGGCAGGGAGCGTTCCAGTTCTGATGGTTATTATGTTGGCAATGTTGCCCCTTATGGATGGGAGCGTGTCATTGCACCGGATGGAAAACACTATTCTCTTACTCCCAGCCAAACAGAGGCGCCGGTTCTTGATCTAATGTATGATCTGTGTGGAAATAAACAGTATGGATATCAGAAAGCCTGCACTTACATGACCAACATGGGGATTCTTGCAAGGAGTGGAAAGCCATTCTCCCCCTCCACCCTCAAGGGTATTATCTCAAATCCGGCCAACATCGGAAAAGTCCGCTGGGGATATCGCAAAACGGTCAGAGCCGTAAAGGATGGTCGTGTGGTAAAATCCCGACCAAACGCCACGGATTACATTCTCGCTGATGCAGCATGGGCGCCACGCATCAGCACAGACCTATTCAAACGTGCGAATCAGCCAAAAGGCTGTTTTTCCTCTCCGGTCAGAAATGACAGACCGATTCAGAATCTATTTGCCGGTTTGGTTCGCTGCTCTCAATGTGGCCGACTTATGGTCCGCAAAAAAGCGCAGACAAAAACGCCTTATGATGTGCTGATCTGCCAGTATACCGAATGTTCCACCGTCGGGATCCGAATCGATGAACTGGAAGAGGCTCTGCTTGAATGGCTGAAAGACTACATCGTTAAGTATGAATTTACCGACACTCATGAGGAAGACGCTGCTGCCATTGCTGCAAAAGAAATGATCGTCACGAATTTTGAAACAGAGCATCAGACTCTTTTAAAACAGCGAGAATCCTTATTCGATTTTTTAGAGCAGGGAATTTACACGAAAGAAATTTTCCTTGAACGGTCCAATGCTCTGGAACAACGGATCAGAGACTGCATGAACAATATCACTGCTGCCCAGGAAGATTTACATACTACGATTGCGAGGCAGGCAAATCGAAAGAATTTTGTCCCGAAGTGCAAGAACTTGTTAAGCGAATGGAACTCCCTGACTATCCCGGAAAAGAACAGCGCTTTAAGGAAACTGATCGACCGGATTGTACTGACCAAAACAAAACGGAATAAAAAGAACCAGAAAAACTCTGAATTTATGATTGATGTGTACCCGAAAGTACCGAAATAATGGTGCTTTCGGATTCTATTCATTAGTTGCATCTTCTACGAGCGTATTCCTCCGTGCCGATATCCGTAAGTGTTGCGGTCACCTCTTTATATGGCATGGTGTACCGCTGAGATAAATACCGCATCGATGCAGCGAGCTCCCCGTCCGGGCCACCAAATAACAATAACCTATAATATTTTTACTTATTATAAATATACACGAAAATGATACAATATTCACCCCTCAGAGAGCTAATCTCCGAGGGGATTTTTATTAAATAGATTTTACGGGTTCACGATATAATGGTTCCATCAGCCTAGTATGCCATGGCGCTGGCTTGCTCCAACTGTAACATGGCATATCATGTCCATAGTTATCCTTATAAATTTGCTGAATGATTTTTAACTCGTCAGGGTGTGCTAAAGCTGTAACCACTCCATCATGCATCCAATAAACACATCCTTTTCCTTTCACCGTAAACATACACTGCATAGTCTCTTCTCCTTCCTGATCTGTTGTTGTGCTTTGGTTTCCGTTCATAAGCTCCTTGATACGGTTAATAAAATAGGCTTTTGTCTGCGCTGCGCCGCCGTGAATCTCCACTGATCTGTGCGGACAAGCGGTTGCAAACACCTCCTGATGCAGCATGATCGTGCTTGCACTTGGTGTAATTCCATACTGCTTGCACTTCTGTGCTGCCAACTGTAATGCTTTTTCCTCATTCGCTTTAAATACATTCAGATCGCCCATACTCTGGCAGACTTCTATTCCCAAGAAATTAAGATTTCCGTTTAAGTCGCCGCAATGCCAAGCGCAGTTTGAATCATCCTCTGCTTGCAGAATTCCATCACTACAAACATAATAATGCGCAAATCCATTCTCCAAGTTCGCTCTCTGCAAGTAGTTTTTATAGTATTCCGATGTTGCGTTCTGGCTGTCTGCCCCGTTGTGGATAAAAATACCGACTGGATTCATCCCTCTCCTGCCGGCAATTCCTCTACAGATACTCATTCTTTCTCTTTCTCCTGTTCTTCTACTTCAAACGCTTTTTCCAGTTCTTCTGCTGTTGTTCTTCCAAATTCGTTCTGTTCGCTCATGATCTCACCTCCTCCGTGCGATGTCGCACAATTACATATCAAATTTAATGTTTTCCCACTTTTTATAAGCATCAAAGTAGATCTCATTCTTATCTCCACTGTAAGTGATCTCATAATACATTCCATCACTTACCGGCGTACTAAGCAGCGCCTTGTGATTTTGCAGTGTCTTACAATACCAAACCACAAATACATCATCTACCGTCATGTTGTCAGATGTATCAGTCTTGTCTTTATTCTGGTTAAAATAATCTGCTACCTTTGCCTTGCAAATGTTTAAAAATTCCTTGCTTCCCATGATTTTAACTCCTTTCCGTGCGATGTCGCACAATAAAAGAGAGCCTGTTTCCAAGCTCTCTTAAATTATCTACTTATATTCAATTTACTCATTAGCGCTTCCTGAAGCACCTGCGAATAATTCACTCCTGCTCTCGTCGCAGCTTCGTTCAACCATTCGGGTATTGTCAGTGTTTTCTTTACCGCCCGATTATTATGCATTTTTGCGTATTCAATGGTATCGCATGCGATATAATTCACAAATTCTCCATCTTTTAATTCAATTTCTGCAGTAGTAGATGATTTTGGTATTTCGTTCTGTGCTACTTCTTCATCATAAAGATAAAATGCAAGCACATCCTCCGCCATTACAATTGCATCCTGCAGATCATCTCCGCAAGTATAGCACCCATCTAAATCTGGAAAAAACACCGAATATTTCCCATCTTCCTCTGGTGTAAACACTGCTGGATATACGTATTTTGCCATTCTGTTGACCTCCTTATATTATCTCATCAAAGGATTGGGCTTATTTCAGCCCAACATCCTTTAGTATTCTGTCCGCTGTTCCGGTCGGGATTTCCTTACTTTTATGTCTTGGGATTCGCACATCCTTTCCGGTTAAATCGCTGTGCCACTTATCATGCTCTTTACCATGTTCCACGAAAAAACAGCCATTCTTCTTGAGTATTTTAACAAGTTCTGATGTTTTCATTATTTCCTCCTTTCATGGTATTATTATAGCACGTGTCAGCACGTGTGTCAACAGTTTTTGCACATATTTATACGTGTTTTATTCTTTCTTCCCAATCTGCTTAATGGTCTGATTCACGTATGTACTCAATCCGGCTGTTAAAATCCCCTGCATAATCGCCGTAAATACCGCCATTGCGATCTCCTGCCCAGTACTGATGGGGCAAGATGCAATCACCCACACTGCACATAACACAATGCCAATACCTCCTAAAATAAGCGGGATGTACTTATCCTTTACTGTCTGAGACTGTTTTAATCCCATTCCAATAAAATACAGTACTACTGCTACAACAATCAATTCTGGTTTTACATAATTCATAATCTGATCCATATTCTTTCTCCTTAAAAATACATTGTTACTACCGCTCCGATAACTGCTCCGATCAGTGCGGTTACAACTCCATCCCATCGTCTGGCCGGAGTCTGCTCAAGATGTGTCACTTTTGCGGTCAGCTGCACAAGAGTTTGGTTCATAAATCCGACCTCTTTGGTCAGCCCAACCATTTCTTGCGCCAGCTGGTGCACCACATTAACAACGTCCTCTGCTTCTTTCATTCGGTGTTTTAGAGAGCCGATTTCTTTTCCGTGCTCTGCAAGTTTCACTTCTACTTCATTTTCCGTCATTCTCGTCTCCTTACCATATTTTTGTCGTTCCCAGGTATGCCGCTGTTACCTGTTTGTTTCCAATATAAATTTTTCTAATACGGTCATATCCAAGATACATTTTTTTATCTTCTTCCCATATGGCATACAATGTTGTATCACTATCGGAAGTGTATGAATATCCAGGATTATACATTGTATCTGGTTCTGTAGCCCCTGACCAACTGTTCCATCCTAAAAATATATAGCCAGAACGAGTAGGTTTATCATGTGTTATTACAATCGACTGACCTACATTCGCTGTCTGCCTTTCTGGCGCATTTATTCCTCCATTCGCGTCATATATAATGCTCCAAGTCCGAACTACATTCTGTTTCCATACTGCGTAAAAAGTCATGTTTCCATATGGGGTGTAAACGGATCCTGGTTGATAATCTGCGGATGTCGCCCACGATGATGTAGACCATCCTAAAAAAGTATAACCTGATCTTGTTGGTTTAGTATATGGAATGTAAGTTTGCTCTCCTATAATTTTCTGCTGGCTTGACGGCGCACCGGATCCGCCATTTGCATTGAAAGTAATTGTGCAATACTGTGTAGATTCACTCCAAATCGCGTATAAAATCGTGTTTCTATAAATTGTATAATAGTCTCCTGGTTGATACTGTGGACTTCCTGTTGATGAAGTTGACCACCCTTTAAATGTGTATCCGCTTTTTGTTGGAGTTGTATATGGAATTTGTACCCGTTCACCATATCCTCCATACAAAGTATTAAATGCGCCTGTTCCCCCTTGAAGATTAAAAGACAAAGAGTATTGCGTGACCTGATTTTGTTTCCATACTGCATATAATGTTGTGTCATATTCAGACATATATGAATAACCAGGTGTATATGCGGACTCTGGTTCTGTTGCTCCAGACCATGTAGACCAGCCTAAAAAAGTATATCCGCTACGAGTGGGTTTTGAATAAGTAATTGTAATGGATTGACCTACGTTAGCTGTTTGTTTTGCCGGAGCGTTATATCCACCATTTGCATTATATGTAATGCTCCATGTTCTAGTAACATTTTGACCCCATATGGCATATAAAGTTACATCAAAATCATCTCCTATAGGATCCCCCGGGCTATAATGCAATGTAGACGATCCTTTGCTTTTAGTCCATCCTTTGAATGTATATCCAGGTCTTGTTGGTTTGGTATATGGAATATATACAATTTCTCCCCAATGTTTTTTCATCATGCTAGGTGCACCAGTTCCGCCGTTTGCATCAAAATAAACACCCCAAAGATTTCTCTTTGCTGTGACTGTAAAGTTAATGCCTTTACTCACTACATTTGGGATGTGAATATTGGCAAATGCACCGAGTGATATATCTGCTCCAGCTTCTGCCGGAACAAATAAAGTCTCATCTCGAAATGTTGTTTCACTCTGCACAATAGTCATATACTTTGTATCTACAGAAGAATTTGTTTGATGAGCACCAACTTGCGTATTACCAGTTCCATATGTCGGTGAAGAGGTTGTTTTATTTGCTTTTAAGATAATTCTTACATCCCAACCAGCTTGCCCATTCCTAAACACACGTGAAGTCTGCCAGTCTGCCCAAGCACGGCAGTTTGAATTCCCGTCCATTATTTGATATCCAGTCCATCCGGAAAAGTCTGCCGATCTTGGTATAATTTCCTCCTTGTTCTCGTCGCCCATCCATTCGCCCCCTATCCAATAATCAGATATACCGTATTGCTATCCTTAGACCACAAACTGTCATATTCCGACTGCGTCATGGACTTAAATTTGTACGGCACATCTTTTTTCGATACATACCGGTTATCCATCTTTTTCACCGTGTACCCCATCCCAGCATAGTCCAGTACTTTTTTGGGGGAAGCTTTCTGCTCCCCCACCCGAAATATCTTTTTTAAAAATTCCGGCATTGCGTGTCACCTGCCTTATGAGAATAAACCATCAATTTCGGAATTTGTAATAGACTGAACATTTGCGTCAGATCCAGCCGGTCCCTGTGGTCCCATTAGTCCAACGTCTCCTTTTTCGCCTTTTAATCCCTGAGGTCCCTGTGGTCCTGTTTCTCCTCTGTCACCTTTGGCTCCTGCTGGTCCCTGGATTCCCTGTTCTCCTTTTGCGCCCGCTGGTCCTGCTGGACCTGTTGCACCCTGTAATCCCTGTGGTCCCTGTGGTCCTGTCATACCTGTGGCTCCTGATAAGTCTGTAATGTATGTGTAAGATTCGGCTCCTTTTACGTATAATTTTGCATTGTCGGCATCCTGTACATTTCCTGTGTCAATCATGACGAATTGCCCGGTTTTTACTCCATCAGTTGCAAATCCTTTATTCATTTCCGCTATAGATGTAAATGTTTTGGCGATTTTAAATGCTTCGCCTGCCGGTCCTTGCGGTCCCTGGATTCCCTGTTCTCCTTTAGCTCCAGCCGGTCCCGATGGTCCTACTGGCCCCTGGGGTCCGACTGCTCCAGTCTCTCCTTTATCTCCTTTGAATTCTCCAGCTTTGATTGCCTCATCCAACGGCTTTGATTTATACAAAACATCAGTAGAGACTACCTTATCTGTTTTCTTTCGAAATGCACCATTTGCCCATTCCTGCATTTTCGTTTTAAATGTTCCAAGCCCTGTGAAATCTAAAAATTTTGCCATGTTCTTTCTTCTCCTTTATTACTGAAATAATCCGTTGATCTCGTCTTCTGTGATAACTTCGTTTCCTGCCCCTGCTTCCAGTTCTCCAATCTTCTGTTCTACGGATTTTCCTTCCGTAAGCTGTACGCTTTCTGCCATGACCAGTGGGTAATCCCCGTTATTTTTTACTGTTAAGGTGTTGACGATTGTAACACCGCCGTCAATACTCTGTGCCATCTTTCAAACCTCCTTATTTTACCGTTACTGTTGTGTTTCCAAGACCTGCGTTTACAGACATCCAAACGTCATAGCTCTGCTTATATCCGGATGCGTTGGTAAACTCCAATGTCTGCGCTTTTGTAAATCCGCCGTCAAATCCACCCACGTTGAATATTGGCGTTCCAAAGGATGTCGGAAATGCGTAAACAATCTTTTCACCTTCTCCTGCATTGACCGTAAATGTGCGTCCTCGTCCACCTGCTAATGAAGATCCTTCCAGTGCCAGGATATCGGCATTTTCCAGCTGTTCCTTGTTAGTTTTTCCCCAGTATACTTTTGGCTGGAACGTGATGCCAACCGTTCTGGATACAACTGCATCCCTCTCATCTGTCACTGTCAGCACAATGTTGGTATTTGTTTTCAAAGACTTTCCTGTATAAGATTTCTTTCGAAGTGCTTTATCCAGTATTTCCTCCTGTTCTGCTCCAAATTTGATTTTCTGTGTTTTTGGCTCTTTATTTAACGCCCATGCAATATCAGATGCAGTAACTGTCGCACCGATTTCGTTGCTGCTGTTCGTGGCAGTCAGACTGTTGATTGCAATCTTGGTG